GTTCCGTCGAGGCAAGTGGTCGCGCCGTCGATTAGATTGTTGCGTACACGGTCGGTGCCTTGGGCTCGAATACCAATAGTCCACGCCCCAGCAATCGTGTTGTTGTAGATGTAATACGAGCCACTGGCACCGGCCATATTAATGCCGTTTCTCACCGCCGTATGGCTAGATGAGTCGGCCACATACACGATATTATTGCTTATGTAGTAGGTGGTCGAGCTGTCTTGCATCTGGATGCCTTGACCCGCCTGTTCGGCATCCGTGTGGTCCATCTTGATTAGGCAGTCGCGAATGACCTGCACTCCACCAGTCAGCAAGGCGTTGTATCGCAGAACGTGCGCGTTCGATAAGGTTGCGTTCTCGGTAACCTGAAGGCGCTCAAGCGTAAGATGCTCAAGGGTGGACGTAGCGAGCCCACTCGTTAGGCGGTAGATGCCGGTGTTCCAAACACCACTGTGCTCTTGTCCCACGTTTGGCTTGATGAGCACGTCATTTGTGGTACTGGTGACCCATGCCGCATTTGCGAAATCTGCGAATGTACTATCTGCGGTAGAGCCTTCGCACAGGATCACGAGGTTGTCCCCCGCTGTAACCAAATCAGCAGCCTCGGCGTTACACGCCTCGTCGAGTGAAGCGTATGCACGAGTGCCGCCGGTCGTGCCGTTGCTCGTGCCGTCACCGCCCGCCGTGGATGCGGTGTTTACATACCGAGTGATTTCAGCCATTAGTTCCAACCGGGGTCTGAGGTCCACACTTTCATATATCCCCACCAGAGGCTAATCAGCTTGGCGGTTGGCCCATCGTCCTTGTTTCGTCCCATCGAAATGCTGATGATGTGATCCTGCTTCGGCTGCCCGTCTGTGCTGTCTGAGCTAATCGTGGCGAAGCCCGTTTCGGCGAACGCTGAATCGCCGTCGATCCAGTATTGATGGATTCCATTGGTTGCGTTGGCGGGCACTGAATGTTTCCAGTGAATCCGCACATTGTGCCACTCGCCGTCGTCCCAGAAAGAGTCTTGCGCGTTCCAGCCACTCCCGAAGCAGGTTTGTTCCGAATTGGTCCCTGCGTGCCCTCCACAAACCCCATTGTTGTTGGTCGGTGTCCAAGTGTTCGCACCCACCTTCAACTCCCATCGGTAAGTCGCGCTCTGTTGGGTCCCGCCGAACAACAGCTTGTGATCGCCCGGCCCAGCCTCCGTGCCGAGCGGGTTCGTTCTGAAATCCGTGTCGTACCGAATCGGAAACTCCAGCCAAATTTCCGTCTGGTTGGCAACACCCAAGTCATCAAAATCTAGTTGGCGTCCTATGGTCTGGGATTGTGTTGAGTCCGCTACATAGAAATCAAACCGCAGGGAGTGTCGTCTACCGTTGTATCCCGTGGTGGTGTCGATGTAGGCCCCACTGCCTCCCGCACCCCCACCGTCCCTGATCCAACTCGGGCTAAACGCGGTGGGCGATCCGTTGTTGCAGGCATTACAGCTATTTAGTGAGTCAATGATCTCATAGTACTCGAAATCCTCATCAATAACTGGCGAGCCAAAAGTCTCCAGCGTTTGCGCCATTGTGAACGTGACCGAGTCGCTCCATGCGGACCAGCCACCTTCACCTTTATACCGGATACGCGCTTTCAATTCTGCGTTATAAGAACCTCCTCCCTCGGGCCGAGCTTGATAGGCGGGAAGTGGTTTATTTGATGCCGGAGGCAGTGTATCGCGCTCTAATGCTGAGGTAGTTGCGTCGTGAAAAACATTGGTCCCGAACGCCGCACCTACGGAGTCTATCTGGACTTGTGTTGAGTCGTGGCTGTCTCCCGCCTCGCCGTTGAACGGGGTGCCGAGCCAAAAGAGGCTGTCGTTGGTCGCCGCGAACAGCACAATGTCCACACTCGGAGTATTCGGCACTGCGTACTGACTCATCGTGAACTCGATGCTATCGGACCATGCCGACCAACCACCCTCACGAGCATAGTACCGGAGTCGAGCTTTATTTACCGCGTCCGCCTGCAAAGCCCTCCCACTGTTTGATACCGGGGGCACTGTATCGCGCTCAGACGCAAGGTACACACTATCGGTGTAGATCGTCGAGCCGCTCCAGTTGCTTGTGCCGATAGTATCGATCTGTACCTGCGTCGAGTCGTGCGTGTCGCCGGGGTCTGCACTGAATACGGAGCCCAGCCAGTATACACTGTCGTTCGTATCAGCAAATACGGTAATGTCGATTGTAGGCGTGTTTGGTGGGGAGAAGGACTGCGCCTCGCTACCTGTAGCGGCACCGCCCGCAATGCCTGCGATTCCCCCGAAACCAAGACCATACGCGAGTGCGCCAAAGGCCAGTAGACTCGACATAGCCGGAATCAGTGCGTTACTGCTGCCCTTAACAACGCTGCCGTCTGGTCGCTCCTCAAGCCACTCAGCCAACATCTTGGTGCCCTTAAACACCGGGATAGCGCAGACGCCCGTGAAGAGGGTCCAGCCTAGTAAGGGAATAGCAGTTGTCACCGCTTGGTCACCCTATCCCAAACCTTATCAACGGCATCGGCGCTAGATGCTGCAACCTTAAGTGCGATGGCGGCGATGGCTGCGGCCTTAGCTGTCCTGAACAATACTTTAATCATTAACTGGCTACAAAATTAGTAAAAAACGACCCACAAGCTGACGGAGGGAATTGAACCCCCAACCTGTTGATTACAAATCAACTGCTCTAACGATTGAGCTACGCCAGCAACCATACTACTTAGACTTGACGGTATGTGACCGTAAGCCGTGCTGCGCCCTGCGATACAGCGGAACCGGCAGAAGTGATCTTCAAATAGACTGTGACATCAGAAGTACCAATGTCATCAATTGCAGCACCCTGAGTCGCGTCCGGGTCAACAAGAGTCCGTCCAGCAGACTGAATATCAGCAACATCGCCGTATGCGTCAGGATCGGCAGAAGTTCCAATCTCAAGTGCGTCAGATGTCCCTGAGTCCCAAACAGTTGTGACATCAACCATCTGGTCAATAATCTGGGAGCTTGCCGGGAGGATGATGTCTGTTGCAAATGCGCCAGTATCAGAAAAAGTGAAGGTGTCAGTCTGTGTAAGAACGACCCCTCCAGTGTTTGCACTAGCGCCTTCGCGCACCGTGCCAGCCTTGATCGGACCAGAAAAAGTAGTGGTCGCCATAATAATTTTTCCTTACGAGAAGTTTTTTCTAGCGTCTTCGTAAGCGTCTGCCGGGACAGTCGCTAGAATAAGATTACCCGGATAACAAAAATGGGGTGAAGGTGACATTTCTGCCACCTCCACCCCACCTTTACTGTACCACTTAGGCTCCGGGTGAACCCCAAACCCCAAGCGGATCCGACACGCCGAAGCTATAACGCTCCCGCGCCTTGTAGCGAACATTTCCGGTATCAAAGTCACCGTCCATGCTCGTTTCCATGGCAACGCGAGTGAAGTGCTTCATGCCGTTGGGCACATCAGTCATGAGGAACCACGCATCGACATCAGTCAGATAGTGATTCACAGCATGACCCTCGGGGACAACTCCCATAACGCGAAGTGCGTTAATGTCGTTATCCGCCGTACCCGGACGAAGCTCCGTACCCAGTACGCGCTTTGCGACAAACTGGAGATCGGGCGGGATAATCAGCTTGCGGGGGCGAGCGGCGATCAACAGTCCGCGCTCATCCGTCCACTTAGCAATCTGAATAACAGCCGCTTCGAGTGAAGTTTCGTTAAGGTCAACCGCCGTTGCGGGCCGGTTGGAGTTCTTACCACCGCTAACAAGCGGGTGCCCGTCGCCACCAGTGACACCATCGCCAAGGGCAGTGAAAAGGTTGACGCCATCGCCACTCTGGTAGGCATTGGTGAATCCGTTGTTAAACGGAACCATCGCCTTAACCTGCTTCGTGTGGGCCATTGCGCGTGCAAGCGCCTTGGTGTAACGAGCAGACAGAGAGTCGTAGAGGTTGTCTTCCATTGCTTCTTCGGTAATGGAGAAGCCCATGGCAATCGTTTCATGGTTGTATCGTGCCGTGAACGATTCCTGTGCGGCATCATAAGAGATACCGCTACCCTCCGGCTTTACCGGAGCAGCAGCAAAGCCAGAAAGCTTTACTTCTTCCTCAAAAGAACGATCCGAAGCCTCTGCATCATAGCAGGCCGCATGCTCGTCATCATAGCGAGCATACTCAAGCCCAAAGAGAGCGTTAAGACCCGGAAGGAGTTCCTTGAGTAGCTGAGCGCGTGAGATAGCCATTTATTTCACCTATACGCCAGTTGCAGCAAGGTACTGATGAGAAGACTCATCCGTGTCCTTGGCAGCATTAAATTTAACAATGACATCAGGGAAACCGTCGCTATCCGTAAGTCCCTTCGGCGGCAGGCTGTCAGGCCCATCCACAAAGTCAAGGATACGCAGGGGGAGCGTATCAGTGGTTGCAGGGCTATCACCGTCAATCGCGTTCTTCGACTTGCCGATAGCGGTAGATCCTGCTGTCTGAATGACATCGCAATTCAAACCACGGTCTGTGGTGTTCATTGCTTCGTCGGCCTGCATCTGAAACACGACAAAAGGATCGTCCATCACATACGCCATTGCGTCAGTCGCCGCATTCGATGCGGGCCACTGTGTGCTGAACGTCTTCTGTCCTGTCGTTGGGTCCGTATATGCACAACCCATAAAAATACCACACGAAGTCAGGGTGGCAGTCCCGGTATCTTTTTCGATAGTACCGCTCGCTGCAACCTTAACAAAATCACCATTAAAAATGGCGGTTCCATATGTGGTAATAATTGGTAGCTGGCGCACCTTGCCCGTAAACGAGCCTGACGCACTCAGCGTACCGATGGGTCTGGCGCCATACGGTGAAGCTGATGTAGCCATGTTATTACCTTGAGAGTTTTATTGTGATTATGGTAACCGCCAGAGATTGCGACTAAGAGCCGCCACCTCCGTAGGTTACACTTGTCTTACGTTCGGGCGAAAAAACTGGCATCCGAGGATCGTTTTCACGCATAAAGTTGTTATCTACTGCGGACATTTGATCCTGAGCACGCTTTGCGTAATAGTCCTGACGCTGATTGACCATCTCTTCTGGTGCCTTGCAAAGAAGCAGTCCACCAACTTCGATGGCGCCCTTCGCGGCCCAGTCTGAACCATGGTCACTCATGATTTGCAACTCAGTGTGATCTTCTGCCCTGACCGGCTCCCATCCTTCCCGGAATCTCTTGGATGCGTTGGTGTTGTCAGGCGTTCCAACCATAGAAGTTCTGACCCAACGAAAGACCCATCCATCTTGCGGATCTGGATCTGGAAGAATCGATGCTGGTTCCCAATTTTTGTTGCGCTCGTTTGTTTCACGAGTGTCGGCGCCACTCTTCTGTCTTGGTGCGCGATCAGTAGTCATTTAAGTCCTATCCTTAACGAGTTGTGCCGCATACTGCTGCGGGCTGAGACCGAGGCGTTTCGCGATTCTTACCTGAGTCTTTGTCAACCTTATGGTGCGTGGCGACCCTCCACCTGAACCTCTCTTGGCGGGGGCAACAACGGATTTTGTTCTTTGTGGTTTTGCGATGTCGATAAACTCACCATCAGTGCCGTCATCATCATCGAAGTGCGAGGGAAAAACTTGCCTAACCCTCGAATCAATTAATTGATAATATTCATCAGTGTCTGGGTCAACACCCTCACTTACGATTTTATCATGAACCCCATAGGCAAAGCTTGTCATTTCATAGTCAGAGCCAAACCAAGGATTGTTTTCCTGCCAGTCTACCGCTTTTGGGTCTACCGCTGGTGGCTGTGGCTGTTGCGGCGCCTGATTATAGTATTGAGGGTTCTGCGCCTCCATTTCACGCTGCTGTTGAAGCACCGCGTCTTTCCAGTCGTTAACAACTGCGCTGGAAACCTGTCCGGGACTTGATTGAATCATTTTTGCATCAATCAAGTTTTTTTGTGCCGTGGCCATAGCCTCAGGGTCGCCAATCTCGTTTGCCTGCCTTAGCATATTTTCTGCCATGGCGACAGCGGCATTAGCCCTGCCTTCAGCCTGATTGTCTAGGGCTGATTGAGATCTTTTTACTAGCTCCAAAAGCCTCTGATTTTCTGTATGAAGCTGTTGCGTAGCAATAATGGCCTCATCGGACATTCGTTCGGCCTGTTCCTTTGCCCGACGCTCTTCGTGGTACTCCCACTTTAATTTCTTAATTCGATCTTGGGCACGCTTGCCAACTTTCTTGATTTCCGGCTCTTCGTCTTCAGCCGCTTTCTCGACGTAAGGTTGATCTTCTTCGGGTGTATCGTCTACGATTTCAACACTGAGATCATCTTGTTCTTCAACCAAAGCCGCCGGGTCTTCGATTGTGTTCTTGACACCAAAAAAGGCGTCTTCTTTTGTCGTCATGGTTAAGCCCTTTCGATTCCACGCGGGTCTTCGACAACAGCCTCAACCGTGTCGTCATTAATAATGCGGAACTCCTTGCCGTGGATCTTGATTCGTGTGCCACTAAACGCTCGGAACACGACCCAGTCACCCACTTGGCAGTAGGGTCCGTTGGGAAAACGCTCGGGGGATGAGTATGCATCTGGCCCCATGCTCATCACCCAACCAACAACGGTGGCAATGGACTCTTCATGTTGGTACTTGGCAGACTTGATGATGCCGCCATCGGTCTTCTCTTCTACTTCAGGAAGAGCAATTAGTACCTTGTAGCCTCTGGGCTCTGGCAACTGTGACGCTTTGTTAGGCGCGTCTCCGGTTTCAGCATTGGTTGCTGTACCGACCTCTTCTTCCGCTTCCGTCTGGAGCGTGGGCATTAAGCCTCCATATTGTAAGTGCGCTACGATCTAGCGATGCGTCCTGCAAGTAACAAATAATAAATTACAAAAAAAAATCAACACTTGGCTCTCAATTGTTTTAGAGCCTTGTCAGTCGTTAGCCATGTACCTGCGGCTTAAGCCAATGGTCATGCAACATAATAACCAACGATATCATTAGTACGCCTGCAAGTAACGGCGGCCAGTCACCAAGCCCAGTTAATAGTTTGTAGACCATAGTGCCTTCGACCAGCGCGATAATCAGCGCGAGGTTATTCCAACCCCTGAACGGAATCTCGTGCTTCGACAGCCTTCTGAGCACCCATGTGATAATCTCACTGAGCTGGTCGCGGCCAGTGGTTTTGAGCAATAGCCCAACCCCCTCTACCGGGAAGAAACTGAACGCGACCCAGAACCCAAGCCAAGGCTGGTCTGGACGCATATGAGCGTAGAGCAACAAAAGAAAACGAATCAGCCATACACCAGCAAACACTAGGTGCGGCTTGCCTTGAATTCCCAAAAATTACACCCCTAGTTGTTTGTGGGCCTATTTATTTTTTCTTGACGTTTTTGCTTTTTCTTTTGACTTACTGGTTAGGTCACCAAAATGAAAAAGCCTTTGGCTTGTTTTCGTGTGTCCCTTGTTCGTGTGCAATTCCCCATTGGGCATCTTGTGCATGTTTCCACGCCAAATAGTTCCATCTTTCAGGTAGTGGTTTACGCCCTTGGCCATTTATTTCCTGTGCCTTTTGGTTTTCTTTGAAATGCTTTTCGGCTGTTTAGAAAACTGCTTTCCTTTTTTTGTATCTTCACGTTTTTTTGCAGTAGTTCTGTTGTACTCCTCTGCGGACAAGGCCATAATCGCACCCTTTGGCAGGTACCGCTCATTGGTTTCCCCGCTAGGCTTACCGCTCTTGGTTTGCCACTCCTGCTTGGTCCAGCGGTCCAAACTTTTCTGGCTTTTTTTCTTAGCCATTTAGTTTTTGTAACCCCCGCCTTTTGATTTGTATTCCTTGGCAAGCAACTGCGCCTTGCGGGCAGACCACTGCCCAGCCTTGCCGCCCTTTGTGCCCGCCTTGATTTTGGTAAAAAGCTTTTTTCTCATCGCTGGCTTTGTGTAGTTACCAGCCT